GGCCTACCCCGTAGCCCGGTCGGCGGGTCGTCGTNGACCCGGCAACCGACGACCCGCCGACCTCGAGCACGTCGACGCTCAACCCCGACACGTCGCACCCCGTCGACGAGCATCACCCCGCCGGTCACGGCGAGCACGATCACGACACAACCCGGAGTCGGTGCATACCAATAGCATCGGCCCGATCGAAGACAAGGAGACCCCCACATGAGCACCACCACCCCGCCGACCTACGTCGTCGAGACCGACGACACCGGCGCACCGATCAAGAGCAACACCCCCGACTGGCTGCTCCGTCGCCAGACCGGCCTCGGCGCGAGCGACGCGCCCGGCGTGCTCGGGCTGTCGCCGTGGCAGACCCCCCGCGACGTGTACCTGCAGAAGGTCGCGACGTCGATCAGCGACGAGCAGACCGAGGCGATGGAGTTTGGGCACCTCATGGAGCCCGTCGCCGTCGAGCTCTTCCGCCGCCGCCACGGTGACAGCGAGAGCACCAAGCACAAGTACCTCGGCGACATTGAGCCGAGCCCCGGGCTGCTCAGATCGACCGCGCACCCGCTCCTGCTCGCGTCGCTGGACTCGGTGATCGTCGAGCCGTCGGGCCAGCGTGTGCCCGGCCAGATCAAGAACGTGACGGTCTACAAGAAGGGCGCGTGGGCCGACAGCGAGGGCGGCGTGCCCGACCTCGTGCGCGTGCAGGTCGTGCAGGAGTGCATAGTCATGGGGGCCGACCACGGGTGGGTGCTGCCAATCTTCGGCGGCAATCACATGCCCGAGCCGATCCGCGTCGACGTGCCCGAGGACTACGCCGAGTGGTGGCCGAGCTTCGCCGCCGACTGGTGGCAGGCGCACGTCGTCGCCGGTGTCGAGCCCGTGCCCACGCTCGGCGACGACCTCGCGGAGATCTACACCGCGCAGGCCGGGCTCAGCATCGACCTCGACGACGAGACCCTCGAGCACGTGCGGCGGCTCGTCGAGGTGAAGGCCGCGATCAAGACCCTCGAGACCGAGCGCGACGAGGTGGCGCTGGCAATCAAGACCTACCTCGGCGAGCACACCGAGGGGTACGACCGCACCGACCCGACCAACCCGCGGCTCGCCGTGACGTGGCGCCAGAACCGCGAGAGCGCGCCCGGGGTGCGGCTCAACGAGGAGCTTCTGCTCGCCGACCACCCCGAGCTTCGCGATCTGCTCGACGCGTACCGCGAGACCGTCGCGGCTCGCAAAGCCGCGCGCCCGTTGCTCACGAAGTAGCATTGCCACATCCGCCCGGGCCGACGCTGTACGGCTCGGCCCGGGCGTCAATCCCAACCCGCACGACCCCGACAGAACCGAGGCAGATCATGAGCAACCCGTCCCCCACGAGCCCGAGCAGCGCGCCCGAGCCCGACAGCACGAGCACCGCGACCCCGCCGCCCTCGAGCGGCATCCTCGCCCGCGCTCAGAAGGCCACCGCACCCCGCACCCGTGAGGGGGCCGAGGCGTGGGTCTTCTCGTTCCGCGATCAAGTCGCCGAGCTTCTAGCCGGCCGCGTGCGCGACGTGGACGGGTATCTGTACAACACCTTCCGGCAGATCGCCGCCAGCGACAGCCTCCGGCAAGCGACCCGCGACAGTCTCGCCGGGGGCATCCTCCTCGNGGCGACGCTCGGCTTCGAGGTCGGCGGGCCGCTCGGCCACTACTACCTGACCCCGCGACTGGAACAAGAACGCGACCCGAGTCGTCGACGGCAACCGGGTGAGCGGCGCGTTCGAATGCGTGCCCGTGATCGGCTACCGCGGGTTCTTCGAGCTCGGTTACCGGTCGGGGCACGTCGCCGCGTACGAGTACGTCCGGGTGCGCGAGGGCGACACCTTCGAGAGCGGGGCCGACAGCGAACGGGGCGTGTGGTGGTCTCACCGCCCGCAGCCCGGCGGCGGCACCGACCGGCCGCTGACGCACGTCGTCGCGATCGCGAAGCTCCTCAGCGGCCAGCGATCGAGCCTGCCCATGACCATCGAGGAGATCCTCGAGCGCCGCCCGACTCAGTGGCAGAAGACCCCCTGGGGCATGGCGAAGTTCGCCGACGCTATGGCGACTAAGACCCCCTTCCGCGAGCAGGCCAAATTCATGCGGCTGAGCACCGACCTCGCGCTCGCCGCCGACGCTGACGAGATGATCAGCCGGTGGAATCGAGAGACCGAGAGCATCGAGCGCGACTACACCGACGAGCCCGAGCGGGTCGTCGTCGAGCAGACCGACGGAAACCGGGCAGATCAGCCCGTCCCGGGGGCTGTCGCCGCCGTTCCCGAGCCCGACGGGCAAGCGCCCGACGAGACCCCCCAGGCCGTCAGATCGGCTCCTAGCGTCGACGTGCACCCGCGTGATCTGCCCGCGCTCGCCGCCGCCGAGGGGCGCGAACTCACCGAGGCCGAGTACGACGCGTGGTCGGCGTGGTCGTCGGCCGACGCGAAGGCGTGACGTGAGAGCGATCCGAGTCGAGCGGTTGAGCAGCAACCTCCCGCCCGGCCACCGGCTGTGCTGGCGGTGCGGCGTGTCATTCAAGTGGAAGGACATGCGGTTGATAGACGGAGCCCCGTGCATCGACTGCCGCGAGGTGCTCGCCGCCGACGGCGACACGACCCGCTGGAGCACTCAACGAAGCCGCAACCGTAAGAGCCGAGCCAAACCGAAGGAGAGCGCCGCCGCATGAGCGACACCGACACCCCGACCACCCGCCCGCACCTCGTCACCGGCAAGCCGACGACCAACCCCGACGCCTCGCTTGCACCATGAGCGGGCGGGCGTCGCAGGTCTGGCACGGCGACTGCGTGGAGGTCATGGCGACGCTTCCCGCCGACAGCTTCGACGCCGTCGTCACCGACCCGCCGTACGGGCTGGAATTCATGGGCCGTGAGTGGGACACCTTCAAGAGCGGCACGGTGCAGATCAACGTCAGCGAGGGCACCGACCCGAGTCACCCGTTCGGCGACGGCCGCAGCCGGGTGCGGTACGGGCTCGACGATATGCCCGCCTTTCAGGCGTGGTGCCGAGACTGGGCCGAGCAGGCGCTCCGCATCCTCAAGCCGGGCGGGCACATGCTCGCGTTCGGCGGGTCTCGCACGTGGCACCGGCTCGCGGCGGGCATCGAGGACGCGGGCTTCGAGATCCGCGACTCGATCGGGTGGATCTACTCGTCGGGCTTCCCTAAGAGCCTGCACGTGGCCGACGCGATCGACCGAGCCCGGCACGACTACGCCGAGCTGCTGCAGTTCACCGCCTGGTGTCGTGCGGCGCGCGACGCGGCCGGGGTGACGAACCGGCAGATCGACGACGCGTTCGGCTTCGTCGGCATGGCGGGCCATTGGACGGCTCGGCAGTCTCAGCCGCAGGTGCCCAACCTCGAGCAGATCCCCCGGCTGCTCGACGTGCTCGGGCTCACGATCGACGACGTGCCCGACGACATCCGGCGGCTGATCGTCGACCTCAACGGGCTGAAGGGCACGCCCGGCGCGGCATGGCTGGAGCGGCCGGTGGTCGGCGAGCACGCGAAGCCCGCCGCGGCGAGCACGTGGCGCGAGAGGTACGACGACGCGCCCGAGGCCGTCGCTGGCGAGCAGCGCGCGGCCGAGCCGACGACCGAGGAGGCTCGACGGTGGTACGACTGGCGCACCGCGCTGAAGCCGGGCTTCGAGCCGATCGTGGTCGCGCGTAAACCGCTCGCGGGCACGGTCGCCGACACGGTGCTCCGGTACGGCACGGGCGCGCGTCAACATCGGCGCGACCCGCCTGGCCGTACCGGCCGCGCTGCTCGACACCGAGCACGGCGACACCGTGGCCGGCCGATACCCGCCCAACATCGTGCTCAGCCATGCCGCCCTGCTCGACGCTGACACCGGCGCGGTGATCGGCGACGCGTGCGCCGACGGGTGCGTCGACGGCTGCCAGGTCGCGCTGCTCGACGGGCTCGGCGATCGGCCCGGCGCGCTCGGCAACACTCAGTGGTCGACGGGCTCGCAGATCGGTGTCGTGCTCGAGGGCAAGCCCAACCCCGACGGGCAGGCGGGCGTACGCGACAGCGGCGGCGCGTCGCGGTTCTTCCCGGTGTTCCGCTACCAAGCGAAGGCACCGACCAAAGAGCGGCCGACGGTGATCGACGAGAGCGGCGAGAAGGTCATGCACCCGACGGTCAAGCCGCTGGAGCTTATGCGTTGGCTCGTGCGGCTCGTCGCCCCCGAGGGCGCTCGCATCGTCGAGCCGTTCGCGGGCTCGGGCACGACCGTGGACGGCGCGCGCTCGTCGAGGGTGTCGANNGCATCGCCGTCGAGCTCTGGGCCGAGCACCTGCCGCTGATCGTCAAGCGGCTAGGACAAAGACATCCGAGCCGACCTTGTTTGGCGGTGTCGAGTGACCGCCCGGCCGCGCTGCTCGACGTGTGGCTCGAGCAGGTCGTGCTCGCGATGCCGCGGCACCGGGCTGACGCTCGTCGTCACCGACGGCTCACCGGCGTGGATCGACTGCCCGACGTGCGAGGGCACGACGACCGAGCACGAGCCGACCTGCGGGGCACCGGCATGACCGGGCTCGACTACTGCAAGCTGACCCGGCTGTGCGGCGCGTGCCCCTTCGCCACCGACGACCGGTTCGCCGGGCTCGGTGTCGATCGCCGCCAGCAGATCGCCGACAGCCTGCGCCGCGGCGAGCCGTTCTCGTGTCACAAGACCCTCGAGTACGACAGCGGCGACCCGCACGCGGGCGACCGTGCTCGACTGTGCGCTGGCGCTCGCGCGACGCTCGAGGTCGCCGGTGAGCCCGAGCCGCAGATCCTGCAGGTCGCTCGTCGGCTCGGTGTCGACGTGCCCGATCTGGCCGACGGTCTGCCCGTGCACGAGAGCCTCGACGAGTGGGTCGACGCGGGCGCGAGGTGGTCACGGTGACCGGCATCGACCCGCACGAGGCGCACGCGATCGCTCGCCGATTCAGGGAGGAGATCGGCGGCGCGTACGAGGCCGTCGCTGCTCAGATCGAGCACGANCACCCGGTGCGCCGTACCGTCGTCGAGCTCGGCGACCCGANNCTCGCCGTCGTCGGNCTGTTCGAGGGGTACGGCGGGCTCAGCAGCGGGGTGCTCGACGTGACCGGCGGGCACCTGCTNGCGTACGCCGAGTGGGAGCCGCCGAGCAACGGCCGACCNNGNCCGACNCANGCNCCCGCCCGCATCATGGCGCACCACCACCCCGACCTGCCNAACCTCGGCGACGTGACCNCGATCGACTGGGCACCGTACCGGCACCGCGTCGACGTGATCACGGCCGGGTTCCCATGCCAGGACGTGAGCGTCGCCGGTCGTCAGGCCGGCCTGAGCACGGGCACCCGGTCGGGGCTGTGGGCTCAGGTGGCGAGAGCAATCGACGAGACCGAACCGGCCCTCGTCGTAATCGAGAACGTACCCGGCCTGCGCTCAGCGCGCGCCGGTGACCCCGAGGAGGTCATTGACTATGAGGCAGATCGCGACATGGAATCCGGCGGCGATGATCTGGCAGACCCCGACGACGGGGATGCTCGACCTATTCGCCTCCGAGCACTCGGCGCCGTACTCGGCGACCTGGCCGACCGCGGGTATGACGCGGAATGGGTCAGCATTCGAGCGGCCGACGTTGGAGCCCCACACCGTCGCGAGCGCGTGTTCGTTCTCGCGTGGGCACCGTGGGTCGACGACATCCGGCCCGCCGCCGACTGAGCCCGCTCGGCTGCTACGCACGCCAGCCGCGGCCGAGACCGAGGGCGGGCCGCGCAACCCCGACCGACCCGGGGCCACCATGCGGCTCAGCGATCAGGTGGCAGAAGAGCAGGCGCGCGGCATCATGGTGCCGAGCCCGCGCGGTCTGCCGACCCCGACGGTGAGCGACGCGAACGGGCCGGGCCACACCGGCCAGGGTGCGCCCGGGCTCCGGACGGTCGTGTCGTATCTGCCGACCCCGACGGCCAACGTCGCCAGCAACGGGGGCANTCAGCCGCCCGAGAAGCGACGCGCTGGCGGGCACTCGGTCAGCATCGAGGACGTCGTCGAGCACATGCTCCCCACGCCGAGCACGAGCAACGCGCACGGCAACCGCACGAACAGCCGCGGCGAGGATCTACTGCCCGGCGCTGTCGAGCGGCTGCTACCCACGCCGACCGCGACCGACGACCGCGCGAGCGGCGGCGGCTCGGCGGCGGACGTGACGCTGACGGATGCCGTCGTGCGTACCGAGCTCGGCGCATTGCCGCACCCGAGAAGCGAGCGCCTACTGCCGACCCCGAAGGCGGGCGACGCTGACTTCGCCAGCGGGGCCACGAGCGGACGACCCGTCGAGAAGTCGACGCACCTGAGCACCATCGTGCTACTCACCGACGGGCACCTCGAGCACCGGCGCACGCCGAGCACCGACGACCCCGACGAGGGTCGGCTACTGCCCACGCCGAACGCGTCGCTCAACGGCTACGACGCAGACCCCGACGCGTTCGAGCAGCGCCGAGCCGCCGCGGCCGAGCGCCACGGCAATAACGGCATCGGCATGCCCCTGGGCGTGGCCGTGCGCACGCTACCCGACGAGACCACCCCCGCGCCCGTCGACGAGACCTGCGACGGCTACGCGGTCGCGTGGGGGCCGTACCGCGACGCGATCACCCGCACCACCGAGGTGCTCGGCCGACGGCCCCCACGGCCGACCGAGAACGCGACGAAGGGCGGCAAGCCGAAGCTCGCCGCCCCCTTCGTGGAGTGGATGATGATGCTCGACGCGGGGCACGTCACCGACGTGCCGGGCATCACTCGGGCCGAGGCGCTCCGCGCTCTCGGGAACGGGGTGGTGCCTGCTCAGGCTCGGGCCGCGACGACGATCCTGATCGGGCGCGCGATCGAGCGTGTGCGAGAGCGTCGGCAAGATCGGGGCGCGCGATGAAGGCCTCGATCGCGGCGCGCACGAGGTCGCTGTGCGTCACCCCGTGCTCGCGAGCGACCGCCTGCGACTGCTCCCACAGCGGCCCGACCCGCACCTTGCGGACGGGCGTGTGCTCACCGGTCGCCACGTCAGCGCTCGTCGTCCACGTGAGNGCCGACCACGACGACGTGCTCGGTCGGCTCGCGGCACACGTACGCGAGACCATCGACCCAGACCATGAAGTCGCCGCCGTACGTCAGCACGTCGGGGTCGTCCATGCTCGACGCGAACCGGAGGGTCAGCATCGCGTCGACGGGGATCTGGCCGTCACGTTGGGGCACCCGGAGAAGCTCGACCCCGTAGCAGTCGTCCTCGGCGTAGCGCGTCAGCAGGTAGCCGGGCGCGTCGGTCTCGGGGTCATTGATCAGGTACTGGACGTACCGGCCCGAGCCGTCGGCGTAGTCGGCGACACACTCAGCGGCCGAGCCGTGAAGCTCGAGCCCCATTGCGGTGAAGGTTGCGGTCATGATCTGCCTCGGTTCTGTCGGGAGCCGCGGTTGGGGGGCGGCTCGTGTAGTCACACCCTACGCCCTCGTGTAGTCACATGCAAGCCCCGGGAGGTCTCATGCCACAGACCGGCTTCACGCCGTCGCAGGTCGCGCTCGTGCTCGATCGTGACGGGCACCGCTGCCCGATCTGTGGCGAGCGCGGCACAGACCGCCGAATCACCGAGCCAACCGCCGGCCACGGCGGGCACCGTGCCAGCAACCGCCTCGCGAACGCGTGCGCGATCTGCCACCGCTGCAATGACGCGATCGAGCGCGACGGCGACCTCGCCGCGCTGGCACGAGACCGCGGGGTCAAGATCAGCCGGTACGACGACCCGACCAAAGCCGAGTACCTGCACCCGATCTACGGCATGCGCGTGCGGCTCGACGACACCGGCGGCTTCGCGTTCGTGTAACGTGAGCGAAAGAGCGAGCGCCCCGGCTGTCACCCCGAGGCGCTCCGCCACATCACCTGATTCTCTGACCGGAGGAGGTGCGGGCGTTATGCCCCATCGTACAGCCGCCCACCTGACGGCTCAGCCCGAGCACGTCGACACCCGAGGGGTGATCTAGTGGCCGGCCTCCCGTGGGCTCGACTCGACAGCAACCTGCCGAGCNNTGACAAGATCCTCGAGCGTCGTCGGTGTCGGCGCTCGCGGCAAAGCCGCCGCGTTCGTGTACGTGTGCGGGCTCGCGTACGCCGTCGGGCACGGGCACCGACGGGCTCATCCGTCGGGCCGCGTTGCCGTTCATCCACGGCACGGCGGGCGATGCCCGCCTGCTCGTCGAAGCTCGGCTGTCGGGTGCCCGTCGACGGCGGGTGGCAGATCGTCAACTTCGGCACTCGGCAAGCGGTCGGCATGAGTGCCCAGGTCGACCAAGCAGCCCGGAGCGAGGCCGCGCGAAAGAGCGCGAACGCACGCTGGCAACGGGGTGACTCGTGAGCCGCCGAGCAATGCGAACGCACCGGCAACGCATCATGCGTTCGGTCATGCGATCGCATCGAAACGCAATGCTACGAACGGACGTACGGACTGACGTACGCCGCCCCCCGTTGAGAAATCAGGTCACGTACCCAACCGCGCGAGAGCACCACCAACCGAGGGAGTCGTCATGACGCACGCGAGAGCACTCACCGTCCGGCAACCGTGGGCCGGGGCTATCTTCTGGCCGGTCGGCCGGAAGGCCGTCGAGAACCGAAGCTGGGGCACCGGCTACCGCGGCACGCTGGCGATACACGCCGGGCTGACCATCGACGAGGCCGGGCTCGACGTGTGCGGCCCGCTCACCGCCGACGCTGACCGAGACCGCGGGCACGTGATCGGGCTCGTCGAGCTCGTCGACGTGCACGACGCTGCCACCGAGCACTGCGGCCCGACCGAGTGGGGGTGCGTCGTCGACCCGTGGGCGTTCTGGCCGACCGAGCCCGGTCAGCGCATCGTGCACTGGATGCTCGAGCAGCCCCGCCGACTGGTGACCCCGATCAAGACCCGCGGCCGTGTCGGGCTCACCGAGCCCGGCCCGTCGCTCGCGCACCTGCTGACGATCGCCGAGGTGCACTCGTGAGCGGTGGTCTCGGCTCGGGCATCACCGTGAGCGTCCGCGTGACGCTCGACGACTACTGGCGGCTCTCGCGCGTCGCCGAGCGCCGCGGGCACGACACGATCGGGCACATGCTCGAGGCGATGCTCACCCGCATGGCGCAGGTGCACGACGTGGACAACGAGCTCGAGGTGCTCGTGCGCGCCGGGCTCAGCGATGCCGACATAGCCGAGCACCTCAACCTCATGCTCGGCACCGTCGCCGACCGTCGCCGCCGCCTGAAGCTGCCCGCCAACCGGCGGCATGCAAGAGCAACACCACCGAGAGAGAGAGCAGCACAATGAGCAACCCGACCGCCACCTTCGCCGAGGACGCCGCTATCGTCGCGGCGGGTCTCGCATTAGATCTGCCCCGGCCGACCGACCCGCAACCGGCGATCGCCGACGCGAGCAAGGTCAGCCGCCACGTGCTGATCGTCGANNCCGACGGGTNGGCAGTACGTCGCCCCGCACACGCCCCGCGGTGAGCGCCTCGCGCTGTGCGAGGACGTCGCCCGGGCCGGCCGCGTGTTCTGCCAGACTCGGCACCCCGCCCGCTCCCGGCCGCTACTGGTGCGACGTGTCACCGGACGGCAACTTCGAGATCGGATCGCGGGTGGCCGCATGACCGGCGAGCTTCGCACGGTCGGGCTCGTCGTCGACGTGACCGTGACCGTGATCGACCCCGACACGAGCGCCTCGGTGACGATCAGCGCCAGCAGCGACCCGACCTACGAGGTCAGCGTGCAGGCGCTGCTCAACGGCGTGCTCTCGCGCGTCACCGGCGCGCTCGTCGATCGCGTCACCGGCTCGGTCTGTGCACAGGCCGACGCGATGATCGGGGGCGAATGATGCCCGACACCCCCGACCTTGAGGCGCTGATCACCGAGCGCCTCAACTCCGCGACCGAGCACATCGCCGCGGCCGACGCTCTCGCGACGAGCCCGAGCACCCGCGGCGGGGCTGAGCAGATGGCGCGGTTGCTCGCCGCCGCGGCCGAAGCGGCGATCGCGAGCGCGCTCATGCTCAGGCAGACCCGTGAGACCGTCGACGACCTCGCCGCGCTGCTCGCCGACACGGCCGCGCTTGCCGACGACCCGCCCCCGTATCCTGGCCGACAGCTTCCCGCCCGGCGCGATCGACCGCGCCTACGACACCCGCAAACGAGAACGACGCCGAGGAGGCATCATGACGACACACCCGCTCGAGTGCCAGCGACCTGCACGCGATCGCCGACGCGCTCGCCGTGATCGAGACCGACGAAGCGCATCACCGAGAACCCGGTCGTTCGGCCGCATCGAGGTGATCTGCCCAGACGGTGACCCCGACGACGTGGTGGGCTACTTCGAGCGCGAGGGCGCGATCGACGGCTCGGGCTCGGCGTGGTACGGCTACCGGAGCGCATCGTGAGCCCGCTCGCCGGGGGCTGCACGGTGTGCGGCGCGATGCCGCCTGCCCATCGGCTCGACTGCCCGCACCGCGGCACCGGCATAGACCCGACCGCGACCGGCGTCACCGTGACGCACACCGTCAGCGCCGACGTGCTGAGCGAGCACGGCGAGGATGCCGTGCTGGCATGGGTCAGGCAGTCGCTCCGCGAGCTCGCACAGCACCACCCGGCGCCGCTCGCCGAGACCTACCTGACGCTCAAGACCAACCCCGACGGGTCGGTGACGATCGTCACCCGCGCCAGGTTGAAGCTCGGCAGGGCGACGTGACCGGGCTCGCCGTCGACGGCGACGTGCTCGATCGGCTCGACTTCGAGCCCGTCGTCCCGTGCGATGCCGACGGGCACGCCGAGAGCCTGGCCGGGTGCGAGAGCGACGCGCCGGCCGTTGGGTCGTGCTCGTCATGCACTACGCCCCCGGGTGCAAGCCCCTCCCGCAGGTGCTGTGCGACCCGCAACTCCACGTCGACGACGCGCACGCTCGCCGAGCTTCTAAGCCGCCCCATGACACCGGGCGCAATGCTGCTCGCCGCGATCTGCTCGACGTGCGGCGCACCGCTGACCCGTGTCGAGGATCTGATCGTCGTCATCCGAGAGCTCTAACCCAACCCGAGAGAAAGCGAGACCCCCCACATGATCACCCTCCCCATACCCGGCAACACCCGCGCCGAGTACAAGCCCTACGACCTCAGCGACCCCGACCGGCTACTGCTCGAGGCCGTGCTGTCGGTCACCGTGCCCCCCGCCCGGCTCGACCTCCTCGACCGCACCCTCGCGGTGACCATCGTCCGGCTCAGCGACCTCGACGGCGACCGCTACGGGCTGCACACGTGGCACGTCGACGCGCTGTACCCCGGCCCCGGCACCCGATCGGAGCAGGCCGTGCACCCGATCCCCGCCGAGGTCGTCGATCTGCTCGCCGCCAGCACCACCCCCGAGGCCGTGCTCGCCACCGTCGGCGGCGCATCATGATCCGCCTCCACGCCTTCGACCTCGAGACCACCGGGGTCGACGTCGAGACCGACCGCATCGTCACCGCGTCGCTCGTCACCCTCGACCCGACCGGCATCGTCGAGCACGCCGAGACCTGGCTGCTCAACCCCGAGGTCGACATACCCGCCGGGGCCACCGCCGTCCACGGCATCACCACCGAGCGCGCCCGCACCGAGGGGATGCCCGCCCGCCAGGGTCTGTCGCTGATCGTCGGCGCGCTCGCGCGCACGCTGTGGCACGACGACGGCGAGACCCCCCGCGGCGAGCCGCTCGTGATCTACAACGCCCCCTTCGATCTGACCCTGCTCGACCGTGAGTACCGCCGCACCTTCGGGCTCGGGCTTGAGGAGACCGTCGACGTGACCGACACCGCCGGGGTGATCGCCCACCCGCTGTGGGCCGCGTCGGCCGTGCCGATCATCGACCCGCTCGTGCTCGACAAGCAGTACGACCGCTACCGAGCCGGGCGGCGCACGCTCGCCGCCGTGTGCGCCGTGCACGGCATCACCCTCACCGACGCGCACACGTCAGCCGGCGATGCCGCCGCCGCTGGCATGCTCGCGCAGGCGATGCTCAACACCGCACCGCTCGCGGGCGCGCACGAGCACCTCCCCGCATTGCACGACGCGCAGGCACGTTGGGCACGCGCTCAGGCCGACAGCTTCGCCGACTACCTCCGCAGCCGCGGGCAGATCGACGACGCCGCCCGAGTGTCGGGCGACTGGCCGACCCGCCCGCACACGTACGGCGACACCGTGCCGACCGGTGACGCGTCATGATCAACGCCTACCACCACGCCGCGATCCGCTGGCACCGCTGGCGCGCAACCCGCGCACACGCTCAGATCCGCCGAGCACGCTCGCCGCTCGAGGTGTCGCTGATCGTCACCCGCATGCACCTGCACGTCCTGCAAGCCCGCGCACACGGCGCAAAGATCACCACCCGATAGGAGACACCATGCCCCCCCGTTACCACGTCGACCTCAGCAGCACCGACGGCAAGACCGGCCAGCGGTACACGCTCAACGCCGACACGCCCGAGCACGCCGCCGAGCTCGCCGAGCAGCAGCACGCGACCGACCACCCGACCCTGAACCACCCGGTGACGACCGTCATCCCCGCCGACGAGGAGCCCGCATCATGACCGACATCCCCCGCGAGCCCTTCGCATTCAGCGAGCCGCACGAGCCCGAGACCCGGGAAGAGCGCCGCGCCCGAGTGGTGCACGAGGCGATCGGTGCCGCGTCGACCTGCTGGGCGATGATCGAATTCGCCGGCGCGTTCGACAGCAGCCGAGCCCGGCAGATCGCCGAGGCGCTGCTCGCCGAGCTCGACGCGCTCAGCACGACCACCGTCGGCCCGCTGTCGCTGACCTCCCCCGGCGGCTCCTGCCGCGTAGGCGGCGAACCGCACGACCACCCCGACACCCGGCAAGATCACGACCACCGACGCGCCGCGCTGCTCGCCGACGACCTCGAGCGAGACCCAACCCGAGCCCGAGCCCGCACGAACGCCGAGACCGTCGACACCGTACGCCGAGCCCTCCGAGTGCTCGAGGCTCGCCGCCTTCTCGCCAGCAGCGACCTGACCCGCATCACCGACGCACGCAACGCCCTCCTCAAGGTCAAGATCACCGAGTAACCCGCACCACCACCCGAGACCCCCGACAGACACCACCTGCCGGGGGTCTCACCCCTCCCCGGGTACACTCACCCCGACAGCACCGCCCGCCGGCAGAACCGGCCAGACCCGACGAACGGGCAGGCACAGCACATGACCACCAACCGCAAACCGGCCCGAGCGCCGAGACCGGTCACCGACGAAACACGCGCCCAGGTCGTCGCGATGCACGGCGACGGGGCCGGGCGGAATGCGATCGCTCGGGCGCTCGATCTGTCAGCGGCCACGGTCTCGCGCATCGTGCACGACGCTGGCCTGACCTTCGACCGTGAGCAGACCGCGCTCGCGCTACGTGCGCGGCAGATCGACCTGGCGGCTGAGCGGGCGACGATCAAGAGCATGCTCCTCGTGCGGGCTCGCGATGCTCTCGAGGCGCTCGACGCGCCCGCGCTCGTGTACAGCTTCGGCGGCAAGGACAACACCTACGCCGAGCGGCTGCTCGACGCGCCTCCGGTCACCGATCAGCGCAACCTCATGACGATCGCGGGCATCGCGTTGACCCGGTACGCCGACCTCGATCGGGTCGACAATGGGGCGACGAGCACGGCCGACGCTGTGGGCATGCTCGATCGACTGAGCAGCGCGCTGACGGTCGCCGTCGACAGCATGACCGCCGACGGTGATCTGCCCGACCCGACGCGCACCCCCGACCAAGCCGACGACGAACCGGCCGACGAGTGACCCGCCCCCGCTGTGCGAAGCGCCGGTACCGTGACGAGATAGCGGCGAAGCTCGCCCTCTCCCGCATCGCTCACACCGCCGACCCCGACGACCGCCGACCCGTGCGCGCCTACCGGTGCGCGACGTGCCGCGGCTGGCACCTGACGAGCCGACCATGAGCCTCCGCCTCGACGACGTCCGGCAGATCATGAGCCCCCGCCAGTTGGCTTCGATCGCGTGGGCCGAGCGCCGGAAGGTCGCCGTGTGGGTCGGCGCGGTCTCGGCCGGTAAGACCGTCGCGTCGCTGCTCGCGTTCTTGATCGCGCTTCGACGTGCACCGGCCGGGGAGTTGGTCGTGATCATCGGCAAGACCCTGCAGTCGATCGAGGACAACGTGATCAACACCCTGCAGAACCCGGCCGTGTTCGGCGAGCTCGCGCTCCACACTCAGCACACCCGCGGGGCGACGTACGCGATCATTCTCGGCCGACGCGTCGAGCTCATCGGGGCCAACAATGCCCGAGCCGAGGAGCGCATCCGCGGCGCCACCTACGCGCTCGCGTACGTCGACGAAGCGACCCTGCTACCGCCGAACTTCTGGGCGATGCTGCTCACCCGCCTCCGCGTGCCCGGCGCTCGACTGCTCGCGACCACCAACCCGGGCTCCCGCAATCATTGGCTGAAGGTCGGGTATCTAGACCGCGGCGACGCTGTGAATCTGATCACCTTCCACCTGACCATGCGAGACAACCCGAGCCTGTCGGCCGAGTACGTGCGCGATATGGAGGCCACGTACAGCGACCGGGTCTTGCACGACCGGTTCATCCGCGGGCTGTGGACGGCCGCGAGCGGTGCGGTCTACGCAGACTTCGACGACCGCACCAAGCCGCTGAGCGATCACACCGCCCACGTCATCCCGTGGGCCGAGACCCCGCCGCTCGCCGACGTGCTCGCGATCGGGCTCGACTGGGGCACGACGAACGCCAGCGCCGGGCTCCTGCTCGGGCTCACCGCCGAGCGCACCGACACCGGCAAGCCCCGCCCGCGGCTGATCATGCTCGACGAGTGGCGGTACGACTCACGGCTGACCGGCATCCCGCTGACCCCCGACCCGCCAGGCCTGCCCGGTTCGCCGAGTGGTATCACGGCAACGGGCGCGGCTTCCAGCAGGCGCACACGCCGACCCCGATCACGCAGGCCGGGCCGCGGGTGATCGTCGTCGACCCCGCCGCGCCCGCCTTCCGCACCGCGTTACGCAACGCCGGGTACACGAACAGCCCCGCCGCCAATGACGTGCTCAAGGGCATCGGCGCGGTGTCGAATCTGATCAGCAGCCACCACCTCCTCGTCACCGACCGGTGCGCCGGTCTGCTCGGCGAGATCACCGAGTACGTGTGGGATCAGAAGAAGAGCGACGAAGAGGGCATCGACTACCCGGTGACCGTCAACGATCACAGCCTCGACGGCATGCGGTACGCGATCTACACGACCCGCCCGCTGTGGTGGCCGGTCTTGCAAGCCGCCTACCGGCTCGCGGCGTGACCCGAGCCTCCGCACGCCGACGCGCTCGCCGGGGTATCATCGGCCCCGACCGCGCGTGATCTGCCAGGACGGCACGCGACGAGCCCGCAGACCCCCGGAGCCGATCATGAGCCCAACCCGTCGCCGTCGCCCGCACACCGTGGAGGTGCCCCGTGCCGCTGCCCGCTGAGAACAGCACCTGGCCCCCCCGCCATTGGCAACCCGCCTTCAACCGCTACCTGCTCGACGAGGCGCTATGGCTCAACGATCAGACCACGCTGAGCGCGATCACGTCGGGCGGCGACAAGGACACGGTCGCGAGCGGTATCAGCGTGGGCGCGCTGCACCGCCGCGGTCTGCTCGGCATCGACCGCACCCGCCGCTGGGCGTGGGGCGCACCCCGCGCGGCCGGCGAAGCTCGCACGAACATGCCCGTCCCGATCGCCGCGGCGCTCGCCGATCTGTCAGCAGCGCAACTCATGGCCGAAGCGCCCCGCGTGCGCTCGATCGGCCCCGACGGCAAGACCGTGAAGGGCAACACTCAGACCCGCCTCGATCTGATCGCAAACAGCGACGACGCGCACATGACCCTCATCGAGGGGGCGACCATGACCGCGGCACTCGGCGCGGTCGTCATGAAGGCCAACTGGGACACCACCGACCCCGACCGCGAATCGGTCTGGTTCGACGTGCTCGGCGCCGACTGTGCGATCCCGACCTTCAACAGCGCCGGGCGGCTGCTCGAGGTCGTGCTGTTCACCACCTACCCCGACCCGGCACCCGGCGGGCTACTGCTCCGCCACGTCGAGCGGCACGCGCCCGGCGTGATCGAGCACGCCCTCTACCGTGGCCGACCCGAGAGCATCGGCCGGCTCGTGCCGCTCGACACGCTCGGCGAGCTCGCCCCGATCATGAGCACCCCCGGCATCCGCCTCGAGGGTCTGATCGCCGTCGTGCCGACCGGGCTCACCCGACTGACCGCCGCCTGGTGGCGCAACCGCCCGACCCGGCTGTGGCGCCGCGAGGGTGCGCTGTCGAATGCGGGCCGCTCAGACTTCGAGCTTGTCGAGCCGCTGCTCGACGCGTACCAGGAGGCGTGGTCGTCGCTCATGCGCGACGTGCGCCTCGGGAAGGCTCGGCTGCTCGTGCCGCTCGGCATGCTCGAGGTGTCGACGATCAACGGCCGCGGCTCGACGTTCGACACCGACCGGGAGATCTACGCCGAGGTCGGCGGGCTCAACCCCGAGAGCGGCACCGACACGATCAAAGACTTCCAAGCCGCGATCCGCTACCGCGAGCACCTGACCACGCTCGCCGCGATCAAGACCGAGATCCTCGACGCTGTGGGATGGTCGCTCGCGTCGTACGGTCAGCCGACCGGTCTCGACGGCTCGGGCGGCGCTGTCACCGCGACGGAGGTCGTCGACCGCACGACCAAGAGCGAACGCACCCGCGACGAGAAGGCGCTGTACTACAAGCAGCCCGCCGCGAGCTTCTTCCGCATGCTCGCCGAGCTCGACGGCCGCGCCTACCCCGGGAAGGGCGGCGGGCCGATCGACGCGCTCGCGATCGACTTCCCCGACGTGTCGCAGGTCGACCCCGAGAAGCAAGCCCGCACCTTCCTCGATCTGTCGACGGCACACGCGATCAGCATCGAGCAGACCGTGCGCGAGCGTCGCCCGAATTGGGACGACGACGAGGTGCTCGCCGAGGTCGACCGCATCATGGCCGACATTGACCGGCTCGAGGGCGGCATGACCGACCCGACCGCGCTCGGCCGCATCGACCTCACCGACCCCGCCGAGACCATCACGCCGCCCGATCTGCCCGACGAGCCCCCCGCGGTCGACGAGCCCCCGGCTGACCCGACCGCCTGACCGTGGCCGCATTCGTCGAGCGTGACAGCCCCGACGCGCTGACCGCTCAGCAGATCGTCGACCAGCTCGGGTCATACCTCGCCGCCCGCTACCAAGCGGCCGAGACCTACCTGCTCGCACAGATCGCCCGCCGAGCAGCCGCCGACCTCGACACCGCCGACCAAGCCCGACGGCTCGCCGCCGTGCGAGCCCTGCAGGCCGACGCGGTGCGCGTGCTCGACGCGATCGACAGCGAAGCCCTCGCCCGGCAGGTACGTCAACGTGGCGATCGCCGAGGGGTCGGCTGCCGCCGTCGAGCAGATCGGGCTCACCGCCGCCGCCGCAGGCTCGTCGGCCACCGCCGTGCTCAACGGTCAGCCGCTACCCTTCGCGACCGGGCTCGACCACGTCGGCCGCGACCGCCGCCGCACCAGATCGGCCTCGAGCTCACGAACGCCCTCGCCGACGTGCGCCAGCGTGTGCTCCGCGCGGTGCCCGATCTGTACCAGTCGGTCGTCGCCGAGACCGTGGGGGAGCGGCTGCTCGGCACCTTCACCGGGCGGCAGTCTCGACGCATCGGCCTCGAGCGCGCCCTCGACGCGGGGCTGACCGGCTTCACCGACGCGGCCGGCCGACGCTGGCGCATGGGCACCTACACCGAGATGGCTACCCGCACCGCCACCAACCGCGCGTGGATCGCCGCGCACGTCACCAAGTGGCAGTCGATCGGGCTCAACCTCGTGACGATCGTCCGCGGGGTCGACGCGTGCAAGCCGTGCGCCGAGTGGTCGGGCCGAGTGCTGTCGACCGACGGCACCCCGGCCGGGCCGCTGCAGGCCGAGCACGCGACCACCGGCGAGCCCGTGACCGTCGACGTAGCGGGCACGCTCGACGATGCTCGCGCGGGCGGCTGGAATCACCCGAACTGCCGGTGCACGCTCGCGCCGGTGTTCCCCGGGCTCAGTCTGCCGGCCAACGAGTCGACGTACGACCCGCAGCAGGAGCGAGACCGCGAGCGGCTCCGCTACCTCGAGCGGCGCACCCGAGACTTCAAGCGCCGCGAGCAGATCGCCCGCGCGATGGGCGACGACGTGGCCGCGACCCGCTGGCGACGTGCGGCGCTCGCCGAGCAGGGCCGCATCCGTGACCACGTGGCCGCGACGGGTCAGCTTCGGAAGCCGTACCGGGAGGCGCTGAGCTTCGCCGACGGTGCGCCCCGCAATCTGCCGCCGACCCCGCCGACGGTGATCGTCCCCGACGGCCCCGACGTGCCGACCCCGCCTGCGGGCGCGGCTGCTCGGGCGGCTGAGCCCGAGACCCCGGCCTGGCTGGCCGAGCACCAGGCGATCGTCGCCCGGCTGCCCGAGCGTGACCAGATCGGGTTCGTGACCCGCAACGTGAGCGCCGACGAGGTGGAGCGGCAGTACATCGCCGGCCTCGAGCGGTCGATTCTGAAGGCACCCGTCGACGACGTGCGCACACAGTTGGCCGCGATGGATGCCCGCATCGGCTACTACGACGACCTCGCTCGCGCGTACGACGACCGGCCCGACCTCGCCACCGCCCGAGCACTGGCCCGCCGGACCTCAAAGACCCTCGCGACCGCCGCGGGCCGTGGGTCGACGACCAGCCGCGGAGCTTCAGCGCGAACGCCTTCCACGCGTGGCGCGCGAGAGCGAGAACGGGGTGCGGAGTCTGTACGCGAAGCGCCTCGACGAATTCGAGGCCGAGGTCGAGCGGCGGCGGCGCATCGGCTACAAGCCCGAGACCGCGCAGGTCAATGACCTCACCCCCGACGGCGACCTCGGCCGCGTGACGGCTGCCGCGCTCGACGACACGATCGCCGCCGGGCGCATCATCGACGACGAGATCGAGCGCCGCCTCCGCACCGCGCCGGGCGCACCGCCCAACCCGACCGAGGAGATCTACTCGGCCGCACGACTACGCGCCGCCGAGCTCCAGACCCGCTACTACCAAGCCCTCAGCAGCGGCGACAGCACCTTCGCCAACCGGTTGAAGGCCGAGCTCGACGAGGCTCTCGCCGAAGCTCGCGATCTGTGGGAGCAGCGCAACGCGTACGACACGTGGGCGACCGCTCAACGTCGACGCATCACCCTCGAGGTGCTCGGCGACGCGCGCCCGTACGGTGGCGGCACCCGACCCGACTACCGAGTCGTCGGCCCCAACCCCGACGGGCTCGAGGCGGCTATGTACCGAGCGCACGAGCACTACCCGAGCGCATGGAATGAGCGCGCCCGCGACTTCAACTACAGCCCCACGCTCGAGGCCACCGACCGCGGCTTCAACCGGCGCGGCCAGCACATCGCCCTCAGCTTCGACCCGCGCCGCGGCGGTTTCGAGGCCGTCGCGACGCACGAGCTCGGGCACACTATGGAGATCACCGTGCCCGGCGTGCGCGGCCTCGAGTGGGCGCTCCACTACCGCCGCAGCGAGAAGGTGGCCGACGCGGCGGGCAACCTGCGCCCGGTCGCCCCGGTGCCGCTCGGCTCGGGCTACGGGTTCGGCGAGATCCACGTGCCCGGCGAGTGGTCGGTGACGTACGCGGGGAAGGTCTACCCGGAGCGCGGTGAGTACGGGGCGGGCACCCAGTACGAGGTGCTGACGCTCGCGGTCGAGTCGCTGTTCGACGGCTCGCCATACTTCGACCGGCCCGACGGCTCGACAGACGTCGAGTACCGCCGTTGGCTCCTGGGGGTGCTGTCAAGTGTCTGACCCGATCACGCTCATGAGCAACCGCGGCCGGTTCGTCACATGGTGGCCCGACTACCCGCACCTCGACGGCGACGACGACCTCGTGGGCGCTGTCGATCGAGCGATCACCGCACACTTCGACGAGGTGCACCCCGTCACCCCGACCGGCCCGTGGGCTCGCGTGACGTACGTCGACCCGCTCGGCGTGCTCGCCGCCGTCGCCGCCGCCGGTCTCGGGCTGACCATCATCGGCGATCGCCCCGCCGGGCTGCCCGATCTGCCGCCCGACACGGTAGCCTGACCGCGTGCGCCGCCGAGACCTCGCGGCGCCTCCTGCTGGCCGAGCGCGTCGCCCGCTCGCGTAAGCCGCCCGGGGTCGGGGCGTGCCAGCAGCGCGACCTCGACCGCCGGGAGACCGGTCGGGGTCGCACCCCTCGCCTCCCCCGCTCGACAGCGGCCACGGGCTACCATGAGCGCGAGCACGACCGTGCTCAGCCGTCGGCTCGTGACAGCGTCCCCTCTCGCGAGCCGGCGGCGCGCACCCCCACGAGAAGGAGCACCCCGTGACCCACACCCTCCGACCGCTGGCGCTCGACGGCCCCGACGGTCTCGCCGTGATCGGCCGCACGCTCGCCGACCTCCGCGGCCACCGGTTCGTCGACGCGCCCGGCGGCAACCCGCCCGCGCCGCCCGCGCCGCCCGCCGAGCCCGCACCGACCCCGCCGC